TTCCCGAGGGAGAGAAGCCTTCTGAGTACAAGAAGCGTAAGTTCGTGGACTACTTGAAGGAGACCAGAGCATCTTTCGAAGATATGGAAGAGCCTACTCCGACTCCTGAGCCTACTCCAACCCCTGAGTCCGCTCCGACTCCTGAGCCTACTCCAACCCCTGAGTCCGCTCCGACTCCTGAGACCACTCCCGCTCCTGAGGTAACGGAGGACCGAAGCCCCGGACCCTCTTCTGTTTCTCCTGAGAGGCAGGCATTGAATTCTGCTGTTGCTTCCGCCCTCAATGCCAGAGAACTGAGGGATGCTCTTTCAGCCAGGTTCCCTGGGGTGGAGATCAAGGGCCTTGACTCTCAGAGGTCTGACGTCTTCCCTGACTTCAAGGCTAAGGCAGTTCACTTCGCTGAACAGTCGAGCGATTTCGAGTTCGGAGACCTTCGAAGCATCTCCCTTTCAGTTCACAGTTCTGGGAAGAAGTCCCACGCTGGGGGGTGGGTGCAGTTCAGCTACTATGGGAGAGGGAACAAGATTACGCTCAACGCGGGGGCCCACTTCACCCAGTATGATTTTGACGGAATGTTAAATGATGGCGATTTCCGAGCACCCAGAGGGGCAGATGTTCATCAGTACACAGCCACCCACGAAATGGGTCACCTCCTGCACACAAACTTTGGTCCCGAGGAGGCTAATGCCCTCAGCGCACGGGTCCAGGCTGTCCTCAGAGAAGACAACAGTGTGGTCAATGGGGATGTAACCCGTGAAGGTCTGATTTCTAAATATGCCGCTTCTAACGTTTATGAGATGGTGGCGGAAGCTTTTGCCATGACCCGTCTTTATCCGGACATAGCGTCTAGAATTGAGAAGAGAATCCATGATTTGCTCATGGAAATGTATGAGAGGAATTCGTAGATGTTTAACCCACACTATTTAATGACTAGAGAAGACATTGAAGAACTAGTTGATGAGACCGTAGAGGAAGGTTTTATTTCTTTAGGGCCCTGGCCGAAAGAATTGATGGAAAAGTTGGCTTCTCTTCTCAATGAAGACATTACCCGGGACGAAGTTTTGTCTTATGCCGATCAAGTTTTAGTGGGTAAGCCTCTCTCCTCTTTGCCCAGCCCTTTGCTCTAAAGGCTTTCTGGCCGATAGTAGACCCATGAACACTTTTGCCATTGTTCCCTCAAGTTCGGATAGTGACGGGTTTGTCGAGCTATCTAGAACGAAGAAGGGGAGACTCTTTGAGAAGCACATCCTCAGCTATGGGGACCTTCTTTATAACGGGCGAAAGATCACTATTGACGATGAATTTTATCAAACTCTAGAGCGTAACTTCAAGAACAATGTTTGCGGGATTGTACAGATTCCCAAGGTTGACGACAAGAACCGTCACACCGAAGATCCTGACCGTAACATAGGTGAGGTCATTGGCCTTTCCCAAAGAGAAGGCAAGATCTACGCTCAGCTTGATGCAAGAAACGAAGCAGACGCCGATAAGCTAGGTAAGACCCTTTTGGGGGCCTCTGCTCTTTTCCACACTGATTACTTGGACACTAGAACCCAAGAACGTGTGGGACCTACTCTAGTTCATGTGGCAGTAACAAATCGGCCTTATGTAAATGAGCTGGATGACTACCAGGAAATCCTACTTTCTGGAATGGCCGATGGTAACGACGAAGCTGTTTTACTTACAGCCGCCCCTAAGGAGAATACCCCTATGCAACTCGATGATCTTCTTGCCACATTGAAGGCAGACCATAACATCGATGTCCCTGCGCTTCAAGAAGCCGCAGGAAAGGTTGACAAGGCTGTAGCTTTGACTGCCCGAATTCAGCAGGACCTCTCTGACGCGGGGTTCATTGCTCTTTCTGACACTGACGACGGACTCGCTTCCGCTGAAGAACTTTCTTCGGTCATTGAGGAGGCGGGAGCTCAGGTTGTTTCTTTGACTGCTCAGGTTGAAGAAATGCAAACTGCCACCGCCCGCAAGGAAGCAGAGTCTAAGGTTCAGAAGCTAGTTGACGATGCCTTCATTCTTGAGGACAAGTTTGACGCTTATGTCAAGCTCGCCATGAACGACCCCGAGACTTTCGAGGAGATCGTTCCAGATTCCGCACTTGTCTCCCTCTCTGACGAGCAGGGCAGTGAGCAAGAAGAGGAAGACCCCGATCCCACCGAACTAGAAGCTGAGGACGAGGACGTGGCAGTTGAGCGTATTACTTCCTACCCAGGCTTCAACTTCGCTTCCGCATAAGCGCATCAGCACCCGATAGGAGACAGTAACGACCATGGCAGAATATGTAGGCAACACCAGCCCTCAGCCTCAGTTCAATGGAGCGCTTGAGTTTAACCTCAATGAAGAGCTTCTCTACTCGACTAAGGATGGGTACGTCCAGAAGGGCGTTTCCCTTAAGTCCGGTCAGGGAGTCCTTCCTCTTGGTACTTTCCTTAAGAAGGATAGCGGTACCAACTACTACGTCAAGGCCGATGATGCCGCTGACGTTGTGGGAGTCCTTCGACAGACCACCGATACTGGAACCGACGCCGCCGCCAGTGCTTGGCAGGCCAACATTCTTTTCGGTGGAACCCTGAAGCACGCTCACGTTTCGAACGCCAACTCTGGAGTCACTCTAGGTGACGTTCTCAACGCACAAGTTAATGAAGTGGTTGGATTCTTCCGCTTCTAAGTTTCACAGTCGGGATGCTGAAGGTGAAGCTCGGACGTTTACTCCGAGCTGATCCTTGAGTCGCTCAACGAGAACTCAATAAGGCCAGCCAAGTGACCACTCTAGCGGTGGGGTGCAGGCCGGGCATCAAGTTTGATGTCGCTGATCCTGATGTAAGTATAGGCAACGACCAAAAGGAGACATACGGTGCCTGACATTTCGATTCTACAGCCCACAGTGCTGAGACGAGTGGTCGAGAAGTTCACGGCCCCTGAGAAGATGACCATGCTCAACATGGTTCCTCAGTCTCAGCACCCATTCCCCTCTGCTCAGTGGGAAGTCGTCCAGGGGTCGCGTGCTATTGCTCGTCCTAACATCCCCAACTCTGAGGCAAACATTGTTCCTCAGCGAGGTCGAGCTTCTCAGAGCCACACCTTCATCTACCTTCGAGAGAAGAAGATCTTCACTCCTACCACGCTTCTGTGGATGCGTAAGGTAGCTGAGAGCACTGGCGACCTTGCGGTTCTTCAGAACGCTGAACAGCATGTAACCCGCGAGATTGAGGACCTCAGCTCTCGTGCGGACAACTTCGCTGAGTGGGCTCTCTGGCAGTCCTTGACTGGTACCCTCCAGTATGACAACCCAGAGACCGGCGTCATCGCTGACGTTGACTACATGATTCCTACCGCGCACAAGCCTACTCCTGGCACCGGCTGGGACTCGGCCGGACCTACTTCTATCGTGGATGACATCCGCGCGTGGAAGAAGTTGATTCGACGTAACGGTATGGTTGAGCCCACTGATGCTTTCGTGACAGAGGCAACTCTGACGAAGATCTTCAATTCCTTCGTCACCGCAGGAAGCTCTGCCGGGGGACTTCTGTCCGACCGCATGAAGGACGAGTACTACACTACTGGTGTTCTCCCCGGCTTCATGAAGATGAACTGGCGGATCCAGGAGTCCACCTATGACGGGGCGGATGCTACTTACTCAAGCACTTCTCTCCGCTACCCCAGCGAGGACACTCCATTCCTCGCTGAGGATGCTCTAGTCATGGGTAACTTCAGTGCCAACCGTCCCATTGAGCTCATGGTTGGACCCACTGCCGACCTTGAGGCCCCCAAGAACTACACCGGCAAGTTCGTGAAGACTTGGCAGGAGAAGGACCCCTCGGGCCGACAGGCTCTGCTTGAGTGGAACATCATGCCAGTTATCACTCGACCCGAGCAGTTCGTCTACGTGGCTGACGTTACGGCCTAAGCCTAATTCCCTAGGCTCACTCAAGAAGCCCGGCTCCTTTTGGGGTCGGGCTTCTTGCTTTGTCTGAAAGGGCTCGAACCCTCTAATCCTAGGTTATAATAACTAGGAGAGCAGGCCGATGGTAACCATACAGTTACCCTGACGATCATGAGGGAATGATTCTTGAGCTCACTAGAAGAAGCAGAAACGTCCCTGACCAGTCCCCCTCCCCCTGAGCCTTGTAGTGTTGGTGAGTGGGTCTCTAAACAGCGCGACTCTCTCCAGAAAGCCATCAGAGAGGCTGAGGAGATGGACCCCAAGAAGAAGACTTCAATGGCGATCTATGAGACGCTGAAGAAGCTTGAGGGAGTGGATCCCTTCCCGGTCAAATACAACCAGTACCGCAAGCATAGGGTGAGGAAGTGTGGTTGCTATGAGTCCTGAGGAAGAGTTGCTGAAAGAGCAGGAAGTCCCCGAAGAGGACGACTTCGAAGACATCAAGCCTCCCAAGCTGAAAGTAGACGCTTCTGCTGAAGAAGGGACGTTTGAAGGCTTTGCGTCTCCGAATCCTCTAGCTCCTGATGAGTATGAAGACGCTTTTCAGAAAGTCTATAAGCTAGCAGGTCTTGATCCCGAGCAATATCGAATTGTCGAAGATACTGTCCGCTTCTCGGTATGGCAACAGTCAGCTAAGCCCAAAGGGGCAAAGAAGCGCGACCTCGTCACCCTGTACTCTTATAGGGCCCGCTTCAGGAGAGTCTCTGCTGTTGATCGCAAGACCGAGAAGTTGGTCGCGGAGCTTGCTGAGAGCGCCCGTAAGCGGCGTAAGCTAGCCAAGAGAACTCCTGGGACGGGTCTTGGTCCACCTTGTTCCTATACAGCCCTTCCCTCAGACTGGCAATTCGGAAAGAACGAAGTTCGAGAGCAGGATCTGGCTCATGGGGCAACGGGGGTGGAACAGACTACATGGAGGATTGAGAGATTCCTCGATTCTTCGGCTAAGCGGATTAAGGACCTTCGCCGCTTGGGAAGAAACATTGAGAGCGTTTCAATTGGGTTCATGGGAGATCCTACAGAAAATATTGCTGACTCTTATCCTAATCAAACTCATATCATTGAACTCAATTTGAATGATCAAATCATGAGGGCTTTGGATATGATGACTTTGGTCTGTGAAGAGCTATTGCCTCTATCCCAGGAAGATCCTAACGTCTTTGCTGTTCTGTGTAACCACGGACAGCTTGCACGCCGGGGAACAAAGACCAATGTGACAGATGATGCGGACAATGTCCAGAATCTTTTGATGTCTTTGTTGAGGAATCGCATCATTGGCCCTTCGTTTCCAGGAACGAACTGGTACCTGCCAGAAGAGAAAATGATCACGACTCTTGATATTGCAGGTATCCCCGTGGCGTCGGCACACGGGCACAAGATCCCTAGTGGGGCTAATGGCGAGGCAAAGTGGCTTTCTGCTCAAACGGCGGCTCTCGCAGACAAGCGCGGTTTCAAGCCTAAGCTCTGGCTTACCGCCCACCGACACAGTCATGATGCAAAGGACTACGGCCCTTATCACCGTCTTCAGGCGGCTACTGCTGATGGGGGATCTAAGCACTTCGAGGACGGCACTGGAACTTACTCCACCCCCGGAACTTCAGTCCTTGTCATAGGCCCGCACAATGAGCGTGGCTTCACCGACTGGGAGCTCCTGTGACTTTGCAGGACGATAGTAAAACTAGAGAATAGGAAGGTATCCCTCCATGGCACGACGCAAAACCACGGACGCACCAGATCTTGGCACAGTAATGGAAACCGCCGAAGAGTCCCAAAAGTCAGGAGAAACTAAGCCTGGAGTGATCAAGGTTTACTTCCTGCAAGATGGATTTACAGCTCTTGGAGAAGTTTGGTATAGAGGCCAAGACACTGAAGTTGTTGTAGGGTCAGAGGATTACGAAAAGACTAAAAATAGCCAGGGAGACTCCTGGTTAGATTTGATCTCTAATCCAGCGGCCCAGAAGAAGAAGTATGGGAAGGTCATGTTCTCGGAGAACATTGATGACTTGAATATCTAGAAAAAGGAACCTATTTCATGGCAGAGTATCCAGCCTTGGCCGTCAATGATTTGTCTGTGTTTTCGGGACGCCCAATCTCGGACTACCCAATGCCCTACTCATTGACTGCTCTGTCACAAGCGACTCTTCTTTTCAAGATTGCTTCTTGCCTTAAGACTTCTCTCCCTGATGATGAGATTTATATAGATCTGGCTAAACATGCGATTCTGTCTCTAGCTGACTACGCTGTTCTTTCTCAGCCCTACCAAAAGGCCGGAGCTAGCCCATTCAGTAGCGAGTCTATCGGGTCCTATTCATACTCTAAGATGGCCGCGAAGGCCCGGGCCGGACAAGAGCTGGGGGTCCCCTGGTTTGACTTGGCCATCCAAGAGATGGGCGTGTGTAATGAGAAAGATGATGCCTTCGCCTATGGGGGTATCGAGATGATGGAACACGACGGAGTTCTGGTTGATGGAGCTAGTCAAGGAAACCAGAGATTTATCTCCCCCCAGGACCATCTTCTTGCGCAAAGCTATGGGGTTGACCCAGAAGATCTACATTAGGAGAGGGACATGGATCATCTCTATCCCTCGGGAGTAGTTGTGGAGAGGCCTACCATTACTAATGTCAATGGTAGAGCTAGGAACACTTACTCAGAGGTGTCGATACCCGGAGGGGGTCCTCTTAAGTGTCGTCTCGATCTCCAGTTTGTGCGTGTGGGAGACGTTCAGCCCGCGCTCGTGGCTGGCAGGGCCCCTGACCGCTACGGAATTATGTTCTGCTCGTCTTCTTCCCCTATCAAAGCGGGCGATAGGATTCGAACAGTTTCTGGCCCCGTCGATGGGATCTTCGAAATCAGGACCATTCCTGACATGGCCGTGGACTTTGCTTCCATGCACCACATTGAAGTTCAGGTGTGGGAGTCTCACCGAGACCTTGATGAACTCTGGCCTGGGGAGTGATTATGATTCATATCACTAGCGACTTCTCGGCAATTGATCGTGAGATTGACCGAATAACTAATCGCCAGCCAACTCGAAAGATGAAGAGAAATCTTGATGCCGTGCTGGAGCTGGGTTTTGCTCAGACTCAAGCTGTGGTTCACGTAGAAACAGGTTCACTTAAGTCTTCCGGGAATTCTTCTTCAAAGAGTGACAGACTAACTAAGAGGTGGGAAGGAGAGATCCAGTATGGTGGTCCTTCCACCAGCATTAACAATCCAGTGGACTATGCCATCTATGAGAAGAGGCGGGATGGGGCGCACGATTTCTTTGCACCCCTTCATCTCCTCCACCCACTTTACGTCTCGGCTATCTTGAGAGGACTTGAGAAGTGAGTAAGCTTTCCTTGGCCGCACGCAATATGCTGGTACAGACTCCCGAGGTTCAGAGCCTCGTCTCTAGCGGGTTGATCGCAAGTGACTCTGAATGGGACAATGGGTGGGTTTTTGACAATTACATCATTCCCAGAGCTCTTGATGACAAGTCATACACCACAGCGGTCGTTGTTTCAGAGCGTGTCTGGCAGGATCCTAATCCACACAATACGATGAAGTTTCCCCTGCTGGAGGTCGATATTTGGGCGGCTCCTACGAGAGATAGTTCTGGTTCCATCATAGAGAGGGACGCCGACGACCTCATTGAGGAGGTAATGGCTGGGATAATGCCTTATTTCCACGCTATTGATCGAGGCGTCCCCGGCAGATCTGGAGACCCTCATATCTCCTACATGGGCTCACCCGGAGAGGTGAGATATTGGGGAACAGAAGATGAGATTCTCAATCATACAGGGGTTCCTATTTTCGACTCCACCCATATCAGCACAGAAGACTTCAGGGATGTTGAAGGCGGTAATGGGGTAAGGTACCGATCTTACCGCTTTGGCATCGAAACAGCTTAATCCAATAACTCACAGAGGACTTGATCCCATGAAAGTATTGCTAACAATCCCACTCTCTCGTTTTTCAGGTTATGGGAATGACGGAATTGGACTTACCCGAGCCTTAGTACGTGCGGGGGCAGATGTATATATCCGTCCGAAGGTGGTGCAGGCTCCCCTTCCTGCTGACATTGCCCAGCTTCTGACAAAGGGGCTTCGAGCCCCTTTCGATCTCACCATCACCCACTTGGACCCAGCGGCCTTACAGCTACCCCCCGACACCCGCGCCTCCAGTAAGATCTGCATCGCCTGGAGCATGTGGGAGTACACAGACTTTAGCTTCATGAGAGGTCGATCTAAACTCCGCGAGAATCTGCGAGACTACGATGCTGTAGTTGGGTATGACGAGGTTACTAACGAGTGTTTCCGCCCTTATTATCGGGGTCCTATCCTGAAGCAACAAGGTGGATATGAGCCGGAAGGTTGGGAGTATTTAGAGCGGAATTGGAATTCGGAAGACTTCTATTTCTCCATGGTTGGGGCTCCCCTTTCTATCAGGAAGAATCCATTGTCTGCTGTGAAGGCATTTGGCGAACTCAAGAACGAGAACTCCGAGTTTGACAAACATGCTAGGTTGATGTTGAAAACTACCCCTGACGACAAAGGACTTAGCCCCAAGATGGAGGATGTGTATCCGGGTCTGAGGGTGTTCGCGGATACTTGGACCCCTGACATTCTCAAAGAGTTCTATCGGAACACCCACGTACTTCTGGCCCCCTCCCGGGGGGAAGGGAAGCACATGCCTTCTCTGGAGATCCAAAGCACTGGAGCTCCGGTCATCGCTACCAACTGGGGTGGCATGACTGAATGGCTTAGCCCTGAGTATTCCTACCCAGTGGACTACCGGCTGTCCCTTCAAGACCCTATCAACAAGTCTATGACTAACGCTGAAGTCTCGGTCCCTCATCTCAAAGAGCTTATGCTTCATGCGTTCCAGAATCGAGATGAAGTGAGGCACAAGGGGTTCGTAGCTTCGCAGATTATCCCTCAACTTTGCTCCTGGGAGAATGTTGTAGGTAGGTTGATGGGCAAATTGAGGGATCTCGAAGGTGGAGAGGAACTGTGGGCCCGTTACCAGATAGCTCTTTCGGAGGCTGAAGATGGAGACGACTGAAGTCCGCTGTCCTGTAGGCCCCCGAAGATTGTTCACTAAACTCCTTAGCGATGGAAAAAAACCTACCATCACCGCATCCAACCTAATTGAGTTTTCTTGCCCAGAGTGTAAGAAGCTTTTTAGGACGCAACACAATATCTATTGCTCTAGAGTTTTACACCGCTATGATTTAGCCGGAGAATTGGTTGAGTCAGTTCTTGAGGATGCTCAAGTTCGACCTCGTGGCCGATAGTAGAAATAGCCGCTGTAAAGCGCGTTTCATTTGACCTACCCTAAGGAGAAACACTGTGGCTACCAAGAACGTTGAGGGGTTTTCTATCTCTCACGCCGCGATTCTCGACGGCCAGACTGGACTTGAAGAAGAGTTCGGTGATCTGTATGGTATCCGCTCCGGTTCTCTAGAGCTTGATCAGGATAGCTACGACAACACTGGTGACGACGGAATCCTCAGTACCTGGTACTGGGCTAACAAAGTGAACGTCACCATTCAGTCTGGGTACATCCCGTTCCAGACCTGGTCTCTGATTTCCGGCTCGAAGGTTACCTCTTCCGGGTCGGGAGCTAGCGAGATTCTGGAAGCCCCCCTTTGGGAGCAGAGGCAGATGAACACTCAGCCTCGACCTATGCTTGTGCGAGTCCCTTCTAAGGACTCTGCGGGTGCGGTTCGCCTTCTGGACTTTATCCTGTTCAAGGTTCAGTTCCAGCCTTTCAGCTTCGACGGACCTTCTTACAAGGAAGGTCTTCTGGTTAACTACAATGGATCCGCCTTGTTCTCGGACACTGACCACGAAGGCAACCAAGTAGTTGACTCTCAGACTGGGGATCCAACGACTGCCATTGGAAAGCTTATTTCCAAGGGAGTTTAAGTAGAACACGGAGCTAAGTTAGAGCTTCTTCAACAAATACAAGGAGAGTCGCGTGACGACCGCAGAAACAGATACAGATGCAATTGTAACCGAACCTCGTGCCCTCACACTAGAGAATGGCGTTGAGGTTCGAGTAGAACGAATTCGACTAAGACAGTTGATGAGGTTCTTGAAGATTCTCACTAGAGGTGCTGGAGGAGCCCTTAGCTCTCTCAGCCTTTCTGAGGACAGTTCTCAGGAAGAGTTTGCTACAAACATCTTAATGGCTACAATTCTTGCTTTCCCTGAGGCTGAGGATGAGTCGGTTGACTTCCTCACCTCCATGGTCTCCCCTGCTGGTCTTATCGAGGGCAAGAAGCTCTCTAAGGCTGAGATGGAGATCAACGACGGGAAGTACCAGGCTGTCATTGAGGCTCTACACAATCCAGAGTTGGATGACACTGTTGCCATCATCACAGCGATTGTTGAGGTCGAGGGGCCCCACATCCGTTCCTTGGGAAAACAACTAGCGACCCTGCTGAAGGCACAGAAGAAGTCAGAGGTCGCAAAGAAGCCCAACGCCTCCTCCAAGAAAACCTCGAACGCCTAGACCCCCAGGGGCTCTTAGGAGGGTTCAGTGTTGCCTATGACTTGGTTGCCGCAGAGTACGGATGGTCCGACGAGTACATCAATAACCTCCCGCTTGTTCGGCTTCATCAGATCGTTGCGGCAATCAGGACGAGAAAGTACTTTGAGTCCAGAGAAGAGGGACAACGCTTCTCCTGGTTGGCAAGGACGCTTGCTGCGTACGTTGCCGCTGGGTACATGGTCGAGGGAGATAACCCAGCCCTAGAGAAGGCTGGGACGATTGCCTATGACGACATTGAAGCCGCACTGCTTGGAGACCTACCTGAGAAAGAGGCAGAGAACAAGCCGGGTTCCTATGAGCGCCTACACATGCTCTTAGCCGGAGGCCCTAAGAGGGCGATTCAGTAGTAAGGGGAGAGCATGGAGAGAAACGAGACGAGGGTACTCTACAAAGCCCTTGCTGACTTCTCGGCTCTTTCCAACGCCGCCCGAAAGGCCCGCAAGGAAATCGCGGACCTCAAGAAGGAAGAGCGGGATCTCAACCGAGAGTCTGCCCGAGGCTCTAATGGCGCTGATAATAGGAGGAAGAACGAAGGAAAGCTCATTCAAGAGCAGATTCATTCTCTTCGTCAGCTCAACAGAGAACTTCGTGACACCTCCACGTCTGTCAAGGGCTTCAAGTCCCGCTTGGATGAGTCAAACACATCCCTGAATAGGGTTGGTTCCTCCACCCAACGGACCACTGAGCATCACCGCAACTACCGGCGAGAAACAGACCGGACAAGCCTTGTTGTCGCTAAGCTGAGGACTCAGCTTGATGGACTAGCCAAGGGCTTCAACGCCCTTCGTAACTGGCGTCCTCGGCTGATTCCTCCTTTCATTGCGCTAGTTCCTATCGTGGGAGGTTTGCTGGCTCTTATTAATCCTTTGGTTGCGGGTATTGGAGCTTTGGGTGTTGCTACCTTTGGCTTCGCCTCTAGTTTGGTATCCCTGTCAGGAGCCGCCCTCTCGGTGATTCCGGGCTTGACGGCTATCCTTACCTTGGTGGCCTCTCTGAAGACCGCATTCGGTGGGATTGGAACCGTCTTCCAGCGCTACAACGCTATGAAGGAAGCCTCTGGCGGCGGAGGAGGCTCGGCCCAAGCTGAGCTAACCCGGGCGGAGGAGCTGGAGCGGGCGAACATTAGGTATGCCCGAGCGCTTGAGAATGTCCGCTGGGCTCAAGAGGACCTCAACAAAGCCCGCGAGGATTACATTCAGCTTCTTAAGGACTTAGAGAAGGCCGTCAACGACGCTTCTAAGGCCGAGGGCATAGCTCGGGACAACGCCCGATTTTCTCAGGAGTACGCCACCGAGATCGCCGGAGATCCGAACGTTTCCGAGGCTGATCAGGTTGCCGCCCAAGAGTACGCTGACTATCTCAAGGAGCAGGCGGAAGAGGCCCGCGAGATCCGCATTGAGACTGAGAAGGAGCTCAAGGAAGCCGAGAGAGGCGGAGTAGACAATAATCGCCAGGTGATTCAGGCTCAGCGTCGTCTTGAGGATGCTACCTGGGCTGTTCGCGATGCCCAGTTAGCTCTCACCAACACTCAGAATGGAACTGCGGGAGCGGCCTCTGCCGCCGCCTCAGCTGAGGCCGCGTTCCGGAAGGCACTAGACAAGCTTTCTCCTTCTGCCCGCTCAGTGGTTGAGACCCTCATTGCTCTGAAGGAGGAGTGGGAGGATGTTCAGCGAACTGTTCAGGAGTCGTTCTTCAAGGAGATTGTAGACGACGCTAAGTTGTTGTTCGATCTTCTTCCTAGCCTGACTATTCTCTTGAGTTCTGCCGCTGGAGCCGCAGGTAGAGTCACTTCTGACCTTCTTCAGCAAATCACCTCTGACGAGTGGCTCGAAGATATTGCGTCTATTGCTGGTCAGAACGTTGCCCTCATTGAAAACTATGGGGACGCGCTTGGAAGTATTCTTGACATCTTCAGGAATATCACTGTAGCGGCTGGCCCCTTCGCTGTGGCATTGAGTGAGACCGTTGCTGATGGATTGGCTAGTCTCAGTGAGATTACGGCAACTGCTCGTGACGATGGATCCCTAGCAGAGTGGCTAGAGACCGTTGCCGATAGACTTGGCATGTGGTGGAGAATCATCAAGAATATCGGGAAGACCCTCTTCAATTATGGAGCGGCTTCCGCTGAATTTGGTGAGTGGCTCACTGGTAGTTTTGAAGAACAAACAGAGCGCTGGTTAGAGGCTTCTGAAAGAGCTCGGGAGGAAGACTCCAGGTTCAAGCAGTATCTTGAGGACCTCAAGCCTCTACTCAGTGAGCTGGCAGATCTGGCAGGAGCTTTCTTCGGCTGGTTTGCTGGGGTCTCCGCTGACGAAGACAACATTCAGAACATGAAGGATCTCTCTGAGTTGTTGCGTACTGATCTCGGCCCCGCTCTAGGTGAGCTTCTGGATCTACTCGCGGACTCAGAAATAGGCGAGAAGCTGATTGGAGCCCTTACAGACCTTGTCGAGTTGATTATTGACTTCCTAGAAAAGGGAGGCCTAGAGGGATTCGAGGAGTTCTATTCTGTCCTCTCCAGCATTTTCAATTTCTTCTCTGATCTCATTGCACTAACCCCAGAACCTGTTCTAAAGACTCTAGCCGTCACCCTAGGTGCTCTCTCAGCTATGACCTTCCTTGGTCTTGGCCGCATACTGAGTCTGCTTAGCCTTGTCCTTGGTAAGAAGCTGGCAATGGGAGCGCTCACTAAGCTCCTAGGAGCTTTTGGTTTGCTTGGAGGAGCGGCCACTCCTGTTCGTCCCCCCGGAGCCCCTCCTGTTCGTCCCCCCGGAGCCCCTCCTATTCTTCCCCCCGGAGGGGGTTTGAAGCCCGGAAAGCCTGCTGGCGGAGGCGTTGGCGGTTTCTTCGGTCGAGTAGTCAAGAGTCCTGTCGGTAAGGCTGGGTTAGTTGGCCTTATAGCGACTGCTGCTACTGAGGGTCTTGCTACGTTAATTGAAGACGGAGAGGGTACCAAGAGAGATCTAGCGGCGGCTGCAATTCGGGGCGCTCTCCTGGGTATTCCGGGGCAGATTTTCTCTATTGCTAATAGCGACATCGACTTCCAAAAGATCTGGGATGAAGCTATCGAAGGAGGGGAAGAGTTCCTTGATTGGGTAAAGGATCTCCCTCGTAGTATCGGTGTGCTTGTTGGAAATCTATGGAACGGTATCAAGTCCATAGGGTCTTGGCTTTCAGAGCAATGGGAAAAGTTCACCTCTTGGCTTTCGGAACTTCCTTTCAAGATTGGAGAATACGCCGGTAACGCCTGGAACCGTATGAAGGGCATTGGCTCATGGTTAGGGGAGCAATGGGAAAAGTTCACCTCTTGGCTTTCGAACCTCCCCAGTGATATTTCAAAAACAGCTGGGAACGTTTGGCGCTTTATTCAGGGCATCGGGGGATGGCTCTCCCAGCGGTGGGTCGAGTTTGCTGGCTGGCTCACTAGACTCCCTGGGATGGTGAAGGCGCGAGCCGGAGACATCTGGAAGTCTATGAAGGGCATCGGGGGATGGCTGGGAGATCAGCTGGTTAGGATAAAGAACTGGTTCACAGCTCTTCCGAGAAGGATTAATGATTGGGCTAGTTCAGCCTGGGATGGTCTAAGCGGTTGGGCAAAGGAGATCTTTGGCGACTTCAAGGAAGGGTTTGACTCCACTCAACGGGGCGAGGGAAGAGGCAGTGTAAGAAACAACAGCACTGGTGGCTCAGTTCCTGGCTACGGAACCAACGATACAGTTCCTTCGATGCTTACCCCCGGAGAATTCGTCCTGAGGAAGTCGATTGTGAGGAAGATTGGAACTGATAACCTAAACAGAGTAAACGCTGGCATCATGTCTTTGTCAGAGGCCATGAACAGCTCTACTTCTTCTCGCCCAGAATCTCAGCTCTCTTTCTTCCAGAATGGCGGAGAGGTAGGAAAGATGGTAGGATCTTCCCGGGCCTACAAGCCTACTTCCATGGGAACAACCATCGTGAACAACTACACCATGGAGAATGTCAACATCAACAACCCAGTAGGAGAGCCCTCCGAGGAGTCCATTATTCAATCTGGACAGGAACTGGCCTTTGTAAATGGATGGGTGTAACTCATGGTAAATACTACACAGACCTATTGGGAAGTGAACGGGGTCTCCCTCAACACTTACGCACACAACATCTCAACTCTAGGTGGAGGAAGGACGAATGTTCCTCTGACGAGAGGCTCGAATATTCTCGTCCCTTATCGCCGAGGTGAGGTCTACATTCCGAAGATCGCCACCTCTCGCGACATCACCTTGGCTATGTGGGTAGCTGGTGTTGATGCGGATGGCAAGCCTGAAGGGTCGTTTGAGGCCAGATGGCAGGACAACTTTGACACCCTCAGGAGATTGCTGTGGCGAGAGAATGAGACCGTTACGCTCACGAAGAGATTCTGGCGCAGGGTGCTGACTTCAGCCCCGGGTGACCCGGAGGTGTATGAGGACCAGATCGTGACAGCCTCCGCAGAAGCCGAATTTGTGAGGGGGTTGGAGCCTTCAATGTCAGCTCCGGGGTTGGCCCGCACTACGGTGACCTTCACACTTCCAGACCCGTTCTTCTATGGAGCAGAGGAGACCGTGGAGTTTTCCTCAGACTCTGATACGATAGATGTGGCCGGGGACGTGCCAACGCAGAACATTGAAGTGGACCTAGGAGCCGGAGTCAGGATTGTGAACTCTTCTTATTCACCAACCCTATCGTTGAGAAGCAGTGTTGAGGCTTCTGTTGATGTTTTTAATAGAACTGTCTCTGGCCAGTCAGCGAACGCTCTCATCCAGTACTCCGGATCTGACAGCTGGTTCGAGCTCAATACCGGAGAAAATGACCTTGTTGTCACTGGTGGGGATGCCACCCTCCGCTACCGGCCTGCATACTTCTAAGGAGAACGACAGTGGCTTTATTGAATGAGCTTACTAGATCAAAGATCATGCTTAAACAGTTTGGCGGGGAAGACTACACTCCCACTGCCTCGTGGAAACTTGCCGCTGTCACTAGCGCCCCTGACGAGGAGGACGGCTCTGGTCTTGAAGAGCCTCTAGCTTCATCTTACGGTCGAGTCACTGTCCCTAACGACCTCACTACCTTTGAGCTGTCGCTAGAAGGAACTGAAGTGGTTAACTCTGAACAGTGGGTTTTCGGGCCAGCTACAGATGAATCCTGGGGTCCCATTTTGGGGATCGCCTTGTTTGATGCTTCCGATGAGTACATGGGGTACGCTCCTTTCTCTTCCCCTAGAATTGTCAACAAGAACGACCGGCTCTTAATAAAGCCAAAGTCATTTATTGTGGCTATGGAAACAACTCCCCTTTCCGTCTATGTAGAGGAAGCCCCTGTGCCTACGATCAAAACATCCCCTGACAACACTCGTTTCATTCTCTCCGTGGACGATGCAGGAGCAACGGTATGGACTGAAACTACCGCCTTTGGGCCTCCTACTTCTCCCACCTCCCTTACAGACACCGCTGGTGTTCTTTCTTGGACCGCATCTTCCGGCGACGGTGGCACTCCGATCAACTCATATACCGTATGGCACTACGACTCGGATAGTCTTCTTCAGAATTATGAGGTGCTTTCCTCCTCTGAGCTCTCGTACGAGATCCCCCTAGATGAAGTAGGGACCTTCTTTGTCACCGCCGAGAACATTGTAGGGGCCAGTGATCCTAGTAATGAAGTGATCGTTTCCTAATGTCCTCTCTTCACTATGGCCTATCCACGGCAGAAACTCCGCCCAACCTGAAAGCCGCGTCGGCCTCAGTTCTTGGTCTCTCTTTTGGCGTTTCTGCTGAGGTTGAGTCAGCTCCGGCTTATGTTGTCAGTGCAGAGGACACCAATGGGCTTGAGTTCCGGGTCTATGACCCAACGGGATCTACTTTCTTAGGTTCTGTTGCTAAGAGGAGTGTTGCTAAGTGGTCTGATGAGTTGAATGGCAAGGGTTCCGGTACCCTTGAAATTAACCTCACTGACCCCGCTGTTCAGGCTAACCCTAAGATCATTGCTGATGACAATATCATCAAGGCCCGTTTTCTTGGGGAAGACAGGTTTGCTTGGAGGGTTAAGAACGGAAGCACTACCCTCATCAGTGAAAGAGAGACAGAGGACGATAAGTCCGAGTTGAGTGGGCCCGGAATCCTTTCCGTTCTATCAGAGGGAATTCTTCGCCCTGAGTACCCAATTTCTGGGGATCCTACACGAGAATCTAGAGAACGTTACTTTGGCTACATGTCGAAGCATGACTCGGTTGAACTTACTAGTACTGTGGGCTGGATCGAAGAGGTCAATGAATTAACTTCTCCTTTGATTACGCAACTCACTGACTGGGAAATTATTCAAGGCTCTTCCGTGGTGACAAAGTCTCTGGGGCCCGCTTCGGTGGGGAGCTACTATGAATCTATGGAGTTCACATATAGCTCTTCCGGATCTACCGAAGTTGAATGTCGAGAGGCTTCCTCGGATGACATTTCTGTGAACCCGGGGGAGGTTCTTTCGGCGGGTCTTCTCTACTCTACCCTGCTAGGTGGGTCAGCTCGGGTAGGCTTGGAGTTTGATTCGGGTGGGTCTGTGTACGGGGATTGGTCGGTTACAGAAGCCGAATCCTCTTCTAATCTGAGTTTAGAGGGAGCTTTAGCTCCCGAAGGGAGTTCGTCTGCTCGCCTGGTCATTCAGCTCTCTTCAGATGAGCACGCTGATGGTAATGTTGTTTCCTTAAGTTCTCCAATTGTCAGTAGAACTGAGTCTGCTCTTTCCTTTTTCTCAGGCAATTCTGACACTACGGCCTCCTATTCACGAGAGTGGACTGGGTCGGAGAATGACTCCACCTCCATTCGATATGAGCGAATGCTGGTCACCTCTGATCGTCAAGCCAGTTGGTATGACGAAGATGACTGGACCCGAGATTTTGAGGCAATAAGGAAGCAAGACGCCAAAGGAGGGACAGGAGAGAATAGCCCTCCAGATTGGCCCGACCCCACAGCTTATTTGGTGTGGCCTTCAAAACCAACACGGCCTTCGAACCCAGGCGCTGTTTATTGGAGGAATGAGTTCTATGCCACTGAGCGGATGAGCGTGTTCGTTCAGGCGGCGGCGGACAACCGAATGCGTGTCTGGCTAGATGGAGCGGAAATTATCACGGCTGGGTTCAACGGCGACGCCACCGAAATCACTTCTTCTTGGGATGGGGTGATTTCTGAGGGTACTCATCTTCTCGCCGCAGAGACAACCAACTTTCAAAGCCCCACCCCGGGAGATAACTATGGGTGGTTCCTTTGCACTGTTATGAAGAAGATCTTGAATAAGCCTGTTGGTGTTGTAACGCATACCGACTCCTCTTGGTATGCCTACTACAAGGGAGACGCTAACGTTCCTTACAGGGACGAAGTCACTACAGGAACGAAGACAGTCACAACCGAAAAGAAGGTCTCGGTTAAGTACAAGGTACGAAGTGGGGACACTCTAAGTGCTATTGGTCGTAAATACGGGGTCCCTTGGCGGAAGATCTATAAAGCCAACAAGAAAAAGATTGATGATCGGGCGGCTCGGAGTGGTCTCCCTAATAATGGCCCTGGGTGGTGGATCTTCCCCGGACAGATCCTAGTTATCCCCGGAAAGTATAAGACCACAAGCTCAACGGCCTCGGTGCCCTCCACCAGCACTAAGCGTGTCTGGAGCGCGGGGGAGGCCTTGAGCACCAAGCGTCCCGGTTGGTACCCTCATCAGATTCTGGCCAAGGTTTTCTCTGAGGCGAAGAGTCGGGGAGTGCGCTCTTTAGCCTCTACCGAGTTGGGGTTCGCTTTCGGCTTTGACTCTGAAGGAGAGTCCTGGCCGACAGGACACGAAGAGGTCGTGGAGCGGTCCTTCCGCATCGCCTCCAGTGTGTATGAGGTCGCCCAGGAGCTTGTAGAGGGCGGGATTGACATTAGGATGGGCCCCGACCTTGTCTTGAGGGCCTACAACCAGCTCGGATCTTATCGAGGTATTGGGGTAGCCAGAGAAGATAGGTTCCACCTTCTAGATGTTGGGAACAGCACTCTCAAGTATAAGATCGGGCGCAGTACTGACCTCTACAACTCTCTTTTGATCGACACGGAACTTGGGTGGAGAAACTTTTCTACCCCCAACGGGGATGAGATCGGACTGTCTGAGGGAGGAGCCTCTCTGGGGGGGATGAACGCTGATAGGATTGCTCACGCAATTGGAGCCGAGCTTGAAGAGCTCTCTCGAAGGACAAAGACAGTTTCCACTACATTCAGGATTGTTCCCGGACGCCTCCCTTATGTCGATTTCGACCTAGGGGATATTGTTGTCGGTCATGATGAACAAGGCAATGTATTCGATGCTAGAATTACAGCAATAGGCATTGAAGAGAAGAGTGAATATGACATTCGGTGTGAGGTTGAGGCCTCAGGAGAAGGTTTATCATGACAGCTAGAAGACCCCAACAGCCCACAGGAAACAGGTTAATCCGGGCCCAGCAATCTACTTTCGACGGGACCCTGGGAGGGCGGCTTAGATCCGCTCGTCCTGTGGACCGCCAGGCCCCCGCTGAGCGCCTAAGTACCTCTCAGAGTGCGGTCGGTGGAGGTCAGATCTATCACTCCGTTAATGTAGGTCGAGTAGGAGAGAACGACTTTCTCATTGACCGTAATGGAATGCCTTGGTGGCCAACATTATCCGGATGGACTAGACTCTTCTCCCACTGGGGGAACGCCTATCCTTTAGCAGATAACCCTCCCCCTTGGTTTTCGGGTAACGATCCTATGGTTATGTTTGGCCTAGACGTGGCGACAGTGACAGATCCGGATACGGGAGGAATGTCTACCAACTCAACCATGATTGGGTCAGGAGTCCGCATGAGCTCCTATGGGTCCATAGCGATGGGCCTTGTAGTTGAGGCGATGTGCAACGAAGGGGTGGTGGCCTTAGGAAACACTATTGGGTTGGGAGTAGAGAATCTACAGTCCTTCGACTCTAAAGGACGTCCCACCGCTACTCCGGGGAGTCGTGCAAATATTGTTGCTATCGGATCAGATCTAAAAGCTCTTAGATCGGTTAATCAAGCCATTCTGATTGGAGTAGGACACCGTTACGATGCTCTCGATGACTCAGACGCGAGCGATGGTGTCTTTAGTATAGGAATGGCCAACTCTGTGCTAGGAGTTGCGAAAAATATCTTACAGCTAGGCACGAACAATCAGTTTGATAGTTCTAGTGGTGTCGGGCCTTCTGACCTTACCCAAATTGGAACTTCTAATGAGATTACTCTAACTGACAGCGCTATACCTAGAGATGTTCTTATGTTTGGTACGGGAAATACCTTAACCACGCAGGAAGATGACTGGAGAGGGAGCGGTCAAAGTTTTCTGATTGGAGTGGGGAACTCTACTGACTCCGGTAACTCTCTTGCTATTGGACTAGACAACAATATATCAAATGCTCATGGGGTTGTTGCTATAGGAACTAATTCTGACGTCACTGGGGCCCCTCAGTCTGTGGCTCTGGGGTTCAGCGTACTCATTGAAGGAACTTCAGAGTTCTCTGACTATTCTTCAGCGCAGGCTAGCTCAGCCAACGGGGGAAATGCTGTTGGGTTGGGAACAGCTATTGCTCTCAATAAGTACCAGACCATTGGGATCGGAACGGCCTTAGATCTTTCCGGGATTAAGTCTCACGTTCTAGGGAATGGTGTGGGGATCACAGGAGAAAGGTCTTGGGTGATTGGCTCCGACGTCTACCCGGCCCAAGACTATCTTCCGGACGGATGGGATCCTGTGGACGAGCTCCCTGCCAGCCCCCTGGCCGAGGACGAGTGGGGAGTCTTAGTAGGTCGAAGGGTCGAGATCAAAAGGTCTCCCCATACCATCCCTGATGTTTCTCCAGTGGGAGACGAGTCTACAGGCATCATTCTTCATTCTCCTGACGGCTCATCCTTTGTTATCACTGTAGATAATGCCGGAACTTTGGCTACCACAGCTTTGTAGGAAATCTTATGAAAAATTACCCTTTATACGCTGTTATACCCTGTCACAATGATTGTGAGCTTTCTAATTGGGCAGTAAGAGCTTTACTTTTCTCTGAGGCAAAGTTTGAGAAAATTATTGTTGTTGCAGACAGATGTTTTAGCCATGTCAATTCTTGGAAGTATGATGAAGTCTCTGTTATTTTCCTGGAGGATAATTCCGAAGGAAAGTCCGGAGCCCTGAACAAAGCTTTAACTCTCCTCTCTCTCTCCAGTCCTTCTGGCTTTTACATTCTATTTTGCGATGCTGATACCGTCATAGATCTTAGTCAGGTTCGGTTTCTACAGTCGGAGATCTCTGCTTCAGGAGTCAAAGCAGTGATGGCTCAAGTCTCGATTCTGAGTTCTGACAGTCTTCTTGTTGGATTCCAGAGGCTAGAACTACAAAACCAAATTTTGGACCATAAAAGAAATAGCTATCGGTCTGACATAATTACAGGCCAGGCTTCTATTGTGGACATGACAGAGGGCAGTTACTTTTTTGACAGTGGCTCTCTGGTAGAAGATCAAAGGCTCACCTATCAGCTGAGGGCTGAGTTTGGGGACGCTTCTTGCTTGGTCTCTCGCCACACGGGAGCAGTTACGGATCCTATGACCTCTTGGAAAGGGTGGTGGGCCCAGCGCCGAAAATGGAACACGGGCTCTCTCAATGAGGTGCTCGCCCAGCCTTTCTCACTGACCAAGCGTTACTGGCGGCGTCTTTTTAGTACCCTCTTCGACTTGAGTTTGAGGACCTCGGTCCTTCTTGGGGTCATTCTCTTCCCAAGCTTTTGGTGGGTGGGTCTTCTCCTTGTGGCCGTTGGCATGGTAGTATCAACCCCCTGGGGCTCAGTAAGAGTTCGAAGTGACCACAGGCCCGTACTTTTGTGGGAGCTCTACCAATGGGCTTTGTGGGCTAACCTGGGAGCCAGCTTGGTAAAACGAGGACAGCAGGGGTTATGGGAGAAGCAACGAGAAGCCGAGTCTAGGACGGGACAAAGTAGAGATCTCCTGGCCTCGATTGCGGGCTTGGGTCTGCTCTCCTTTGTTTCCTTGCTCCTGGCCCCTTTAACTATCCCTGTACTAGTTTTTAGACAGATCAATCGATTAAGGAGAAAACAAGATGAATCTGGACATAAATTTAGAAACAGCTAAGGCAATTATTGGAGAACAGCAGATTGCCCTCTCTCTTCTCAATAGAAAACTCTCTACTGCCTATATCCCGAACGAGTTAGGTCAGTTGCTTCATGGGGCCTGCGGGGAAGTTGGTTTAACCCGATCTGGAGATGAATTTCTAAGGTGTTGCTCTTGCTTCCCTTCTTCTGATCAGGCCGATAGTAACCAAGAAGAGACTCCCGAAAAAGACACTTCTGATTTGTCCTAGTGTCTGTATGGGTCACATTTTTACCGACCTTTAGGAGACAAGGATATGCAGGGATGGGACACATTTACGGCCTCAATTCCCGCAGACCAGGTTTCCTTCGGGGCACTGATCGGTTTTGTAGTGCTCAGTATCTTCCGAGGTTGGCTCGTACCGGGAAACCTTGCCAAAGACAGAATTCGAGATAAAGACACTCAGATCGAGTTAACCGCTCAGGAAAGAGATGACTGGAAAGCCGCGTACTACTCTAAGTCAGAGGAGTGCACGGAGTTGTCTCGCCAGAACGGAGAACTCATTGATGGTGGACGAACCACAAAATCTGTCCTTGAGGCCCTTAGAGCTCAAGCTACCCAAGGCCCACATACGGGGGGTCCAGATGTTTAAGAGCTTTTTCAACAGAGCTTTACCGACTCACCCCTCCTCCAGTGGTCTCTCTACCGAAGAAAGCCGCGAAGAGGCTAAAAAGGCCTCTCTGTCTTCAGCTACTTCAGCCCTTCACACTAGGAGTAAGGCTGGCGAGGTCTCCTCTCTGACAAAGGACCTAGCTGAGCTCAAGCTCCAGAATAACTTTGCCAAGATGATCAATTCTTCAATAAGGAGGACTTAGTATGACTTGGGTGGAAATCCTCACCAGAGGGGCCGCTCTTTCAGCATTACTGGGAGCGGCCCTTTTTGTGGGGTTCTATTTCAAGAGATCCCCTTGGGACAGTAACCGGGTAGGTAGATCTCTAATGCTTTTTCTTACTTCTGTAGTGGCAATGCTCCTGGTCAGCACAGTGTCCCTGTTTACAGGCGGAGACATCTCTGGGTATGATTACCTCAGACTAGTTACTTATGGAGCTGTCAGCTACTCCATCTGGAATCTATTCTTTACCCTTGTCTCTATTCAGAACTCTCCCACACCTAAAAGGTAAAAAACCCTAAATTAGTCGTTTCTCTCGTGATATACTTCTAGCATGAGTGGATTAGATCTGGAGAAGGGTCTCTCGGAATTCCTTGAAAAAGCGAAAGCATCTTTTCTGGCCGACCCCGGGTATGCGGAAAAGATTGCTCAGCAGGCGGGGGCTCTGCGAGTTAGGCGAGAGCCCGAGAATGAGGTAGACTAGGCCCTTCAAGACTTGGAGGGTAAGTGCCTAAATTTGACGTCCGGGGGCTGACAGACCGCCACCGTGAAGAGCTCGCTTGGAAGATCCATGAGATGGATGACTTCAATCTTCCCGAGCTAAAGGCGTGGAACTACGAGCTCTGCCGCCAACACAGAAATGGCTGGGAAGAGCCCTATTGGGACCCAGATTCTCAGCAGGAGCGCCATCATCTGATCATCACTCGACCCAAACCTGGGTGTCGCAAGTGTGGACTCAGATTTCGCAAGCATCAGCGAGTGGGAGTGGCCTGGTTATACCTCAAGAAGAGGGCCCTTCTCGCGGACACAATGGGTGCGGGGAAGACCACTACAGTTGGTGGTCTCATCGCCCTCCTCTTGGAAACAGGGGAACTACCCCAAAAGGGAAGAGTCATCATTGTGCCTCGGTCCCCGGCATTAATGCAGTGGTACACCGAGCTTCTCAGAATGATGCCTAATCTCAATGTGGTGGTGGCGACAGGAACAAAAACTCAGCGTTCTAATCTGTATGTTCAGAGTTGGGATGTTCTTCTTATCGGCCCCGAGATGATTAGAAATGACCAGGATGCCTTATCTAGATTCCCTCTAGCCGCCTTGGTAACAGACGACATCGACCCCCTACGAAATGACACCACAGACACTTCCATTTGCTTAGATTCTTTAGGTAGAAAAGCAGATAGATATGTCATTGTCTCTGGTACTCCTCTTCAAAAGCGCCTCCCTGAGATCTACAACATTCTTGATGGTGTGGGTGGTGAAATGATCTTTGGATCATTAGATCAGTTCATGAGCCGCTACGTCCGAAGCGAGCTTGTCACTGAGTACAACGTCAAGGACCATCGCCAAGAGACCAAGAGAAAGATCGTAGGTTATCGAAACCTCAATGACCTGAAAAGGCGTATGGCTCCTCTGGTCCTTCGCCGGACGGCGGCTGACCTGGATGACATCACCCTACCCACTATCAACTCTGATGACATCTTCCTCAAGCTCTACCCCTCTCAGCAGAAGCGCTATGACGATCTCAGACGAGAAGTTGTTCGCCTCTTGAAGGAGGGAGGAGAGGAGATTGAGAAGCACGTCAACGCCTTGTCCAAGATTCATTATGGAGCCGCGATTTGTGCAGGTCTCGCGGCTCTGGACGGGCCTGAGTTCGACGCCCCTGGAACCTCGGTGAAGTTGGACTGGATCATGGAGAAGATCGGGGAAGACGGCGATCTCGGAGAAGAGAAGGTGGTCATCTTTGCTAACCTGAAGAACACCGTTCGGGCCTTGCAAGACCGCCTTCGCACAGAGGGTATCGGGTTTGTGACCGTGTGGGGTGAGGAGGCCAACAAGTCCAAGCGGGCAGAGTCTCAAGAGCGTTTTTGGCAGGATCCCAAGTGCCGTGTACTCATTGGAACTCGGGCTATCGAGCAGTCACTTAACCTTCAGGTAGCTCGCCACCTCATCAATGTGGATATGATTCTCAACCCCGCGAGGATGGAGCAGTTGGCTGGTAGAATCAGAAGAGACGGCTCCGCTTATCAGCACGTTTTCGTTCACAACCTTTTGGCGGCAGATACCCAAGAACAGAGATATATGGCAATGATTGAGAGAGAAGCCGCCCTCTCTTCTCACGTTTGGGATGAGAACTCTGAGCTATTCAAGGCTCTCAGCCCCCTTGACCTTCTACATCTCATTAGTGGAGATTGACATGAACCCACCCTTGAATGACACGCAGAGAAAACTTGTCGAAGATAACATCGACCTAGCCCGTCATCTTGCCCACACTTCGTGGAGGCGAATGACAGCTGGAGTGGAACTAGACGAAGTCCTCTCTGCCGCCTACCATGGGCTGACTATTGCCGCCCGTAACTACGACCCCATGGCCTTTGATAGATCCCAGGAGTCTATTGACAGCGGGGTGGCGTTCTCTTCCTACGCCAGGAGAAGGATTCTAGGGTCAATCCTGGACTGGCAAAGGTCTCAAGACCATGTCCCTAGAAGACAGCGCAAGGTCTATAAAGAGATTCAGGAACTTGGATACGAGTCGGGCGTGCCTTTAGAGACTATTTCTTCGAAGCTGGATCTTCCTCTAGAGAAAGTTAAGTCTATCATTTCTCGTGTGGAGAGTTCCCCGGTTTCTTTTGACAACCATATTCCTAATTCAGACGAGAACTCAGGAGGGGACTTAGGGTTCCAGGTCGAGGACCAGAATGACCTGGAATCTTCTTCGTTGGTTAAGT